AAAAAGTTTACGCATACTTACCAGGGGTTATGGGGTATGACCAGGCAGGACTAGCCGACCGCCGACCACGCTGAGTGCATGACCATGCAGTGAGGTGCCCATGTCCATCACCGCCGCAGCCGCAACCGGTGACCGCCAGGCAACGCTGATCGCCATGCGCGACAAGCTCGCCGCCGACATGGATGAAGCGCCCCCGGCAGTCGTGGCGCAGATCGCCGCTCGCCTGCAGTCGGTGCTGTCTGAGCTCGACGGCCTGGCCGTCCCGGGGGAGCGAGACCTTGCCGATGAACTCAAGCAGCGACGCCTTGACCGGATCGCAGCGACCAAGTCTGCTGCATCTGCCAAGCGAAAGACGCGGGAGCGCCGGGCCTGAGGCGGTCGACTTCGCTGCCAGCGCCGGGCTCGTGCTCGACGACTGGCAGGCGTGGGTGCTCGAGATGTCGCTGGCCGAGCAGGACGACGGCCTCCACTCAGCGTTCGAGGTCGGCGTCGAAGTCGGCCGACAGAATGGCAAAGGGTCGATCATGGAAGCCCGGCAGCTTGCCGGGTTGTTCCTGCTCAGTGAGCAGCTGCAGGTGCACACGGCGCACGAGTTCCGCACCACGTTTGAGCACTTCCTGCGGATCACCCGCCTGATTGAGTCGGCGCCTGCGCTCGACAAGAAGGTCATGCGCATCCGGCGTGGCGCCGGTGAGCAGGCCGTCGAACTCAAGTCCGGCGAGCGTCTCCGGTTCATTGCCCGATCGAGTGGCGGCGGCCGAGGTTTCAGCGGCGACACCGTCTACCTCGACGAAGCGTTCGCAGTGACTGAGCAGATGATGGGTGCTCTCATCCCGTCGCTGTCGGCCCGGCCGAATCCGCAATATTGGCTACTGTCGTCGGCGCCGATGTCGTCGAGCAAGGTGCTTCACGCCATGCGCGCCAGGGCGGCCGCCGGTGGCAGCCCGAGGTTGTTCTACGCCGCCTGGTCGAACGAGCCGGGCACCGACCCTGACGACTGGGATGCGATCGCTCGTGCCAACCCGGCGCTCGGCGGGCGAATCTCGCCCGAGTTCATCGAAGCCGAGCGGGCGGCGATGCCGCTGCCCGAGTTCCTCCGTGAGCGTCTCGGCATCCCCGACCCGCTCCCCGAGGATTCAGCGGCGAGGGAACCGAAACTCCCCGCCGACGCCTGGGCGGCGACGGTGGTCTACTCGCCGGTGCCGATCAACCCCGGCGAGATCGTGCTGTCGTTCGACGTGTCGCCGGGTGGCGAATGGTCGAGCATCGCCATCGCCGCCGGGTCGCTTGATGCGCCCTACGTCGAGGTGATCGAGCACCAGGCCGGTACCGGGTGGCTGCCCGGCCGGCTGGTCGAACTCGTCCAGCGGTGGCAGCCGATGTCGCTGGTGTGCGATTCGGGCGGCCCGGCCGGTTCGGTTGTCGGTGCCGTGGTGCACGCCCTGCGGCTCGCCGGCGTCTCGTCTGACCTGCTTCACCAGACCACGTTTGGCGAGATGAAGCAGGCGTGCGGAGCGTTCTACGCCGACGTCGTCGAGGGTCGCCTGCGGCGGCCACCGAACCAGGGACCGCTCGACAACGCTGCTGCTGACGCCGCTGAGCGTCGGCTGGGCGAGTCGTGGGCATGGGATCGCCGCAGTGCGACGGTACCCATCTCGCCGCTGGTAGCGGTGACGTTGGCCCGCTCGCTGCTTGGCGACAAGCCCACCAAGCTGACGCACTCGGCGTCGGCGTTCGTGTCGCTCGACGACTACTAGCCCGAGGAGGTCGCGCATGTTCACTGCCATGCAACTCGTCGGTCTGGTCATGGTCGTCGTCGGCGCCTTCATCGGCGCTGGCCTACCTGGTGCCCTCGTCGGCGCTGGGATTCTGCTCACCTACTTCGGTCTGGCGGGTGAGCGCTGATGTTGTCGTCGATCTTCCGTCGCACCGAGCAGCGCGCGCAGGCGACCACTTGGGGACTCTGGCCTGGCGAGATGACTCAGGTCGTCGGCGGCGTGTCGGTCACCGAGCAGACGTCGATGCAGTTGCTCACCGTCTACGGGTCGGTGCGCCTCATCTCCGACTCCATCGCCACGCTGCCGCTCGACGTGTATCGCCGCACCGGCGACGACGCCAAGATCGAGGTCGCCAAGCCGAAGTGGTTGCAGCAGCCGACGACGAACCTCGACTTCACGTCGTGGGTGTCGCAGGTGTTGTCGTCGCTGCTGCTGCACGGCAACGCCTACGTCGTCGTCCTGCGCAACGAGGTCGGCGCCATCGTCGAACTGATCCCGCTCGACCCCTCCAAGGTGCGGGTGACCCGTGATCGTGGCCGCCTGGCCTACATGGTGAACGGCCAGCGCGTCGACGCCGAGATACTCCACCTCAAGGGGCTGATGTTGCCAGGTTCCGACGTCGGCCTGTCACCGGTGGAGTACGCCCGCCAGTCGATCGGGCTCGGCCTGGCCGCCGTCAAGTTCGGCACCGGCTACTTCGAGGGCGAGGGCAACATGCCCGGCGTCATCGAGATGCCTGGCAGTGCGCAGTCCGAGACGCTCAAGGCCATCGCCGACCAGTGGCGCCGCCGTCGCCGTGAGGGCGGCCGCGGCCTGCCCGGCGTGCTGCAAGAGGGTGCCGTGTGGAAGCCGACCGGCGTCACGAACGAGCAGGCGCAGTTCCTCGCCACGCGCAAGTTTACGTCGGCTGAGATCGCTGGCCAGATGTTCATGATCGACCCGACCGAGCTGGGCATCGGCATCGAAGGTTCGTCGCTGACCTACGCCAACCTTGAGCAGCGCAATACCCGCTTCGTCCGGGTGACGCTGCTGCCGTGGATCGTGCGCCTGGAGAAGGCGCTGTCCGACCTGCTGGCGCAGCCTCGGTACGTGAAGTTCAATCTCGGCGCCTTGCTCCGTGGTGACCTGCAGACCCGCTACGCCGCCTACGCCGTCGGCATCGGCGCCGGGTTCCTCGAGCCGAACGAGGCGCGCGACTGGGAAGACCTGCCGCCAATGGACGACACGCCCGACGCCCCCGAGGTGGCCCCGATGGAGGAGAACGCTGCGCTAATGATGGCCGAGATGCGAGCAGCGATGGCCGAGCAGTCGACCCGCACGTCCGAGACGCACATCCACCTGCCGGATTCACTGCAGGTGGAGATGCGTCAGGAGCCGATCATCATCCCGGCCCCGATCGTCAACATCCCACCGGCGCAGGTCACGGTCAACGTCGAGCCGACACCAGTCACGGTGAACGTCCCTCCGGCTGACGTGACGGTCAACGTGCCAACGCAGACCCCACCGATCGTCTACGTGCAGCCGCAGGATTCCGGCGACGAGTCCATCACGTTCACGCGTGACCCGTCGGGCCGCATCGTCGGCGCCAAGAAGGTGACGAACTGATGGCCGACAACGTCGGATACACCCCAGGGTCAGGCGCAACGGTCGCCGCCGACGAGATCGGTGGCGTGCTTCACCAGCGCGTCAAGCTCGGCATCGGTGACGACGGTGTCGCCGTCGACGTGTCCGAGGCCAACCCGATGCCGATCACGCTCACGCAGGGCGAGGTCGTCGAGGCGCTCGAAGCGATGCGCATGGCAGTGCAGGCGCTCAGCCGTTCCATTGGCCAGTCGATGCCTGATGTGGCCGGTCGTCTACGTGTCGTGGTGGACGCCATCACTGGCTCTTTGACGTTGGCGACGATCACCACGGTCGGCACCGTCACGACGCTCAGCACGCTGACGAACCAGACGCAGGTCGGCGGTAACCCGGCCTTTGAGCAGATCCCGGCACTGATGCGCCTCGGCGCTGACAGCCTCCGCAGAAACGTGAGCGTGACCTGAGATGACCACGACCAACGGCAACCGCAAGATTCTTGACCTGAAGCGGTGGGAGTTCTGCACTCCTGCCCCCACGGCGACCGTGGCGGGCTCGTTCATCGCCTCGTCGCACGACTACCGCCAACAGCAGCTCTACGTCGTGTCGGCAACGGTGCAGTACCTCTACTCGGCGCAAGAAGACGCATGGGTGCAGATCCCGTCCGGCGCTCTCGCTGGCACGTTCGCTGTCGGTGCGTGCGGCACGGCCACGTCGGTCGGCCCGAGCGGCACGGCGACCGCTGGCACGACCTCGACGATCACGACGAACCTCACCCTGGCCCGTGACCTGCGCGGCTACAGCATCCACATCACCGGCGGCCCGAACGCTGGTGCGACACTGGCGATCTCGTCGAACACGGTCGGCACGAACGCGGTCATCACCGTCCCGGCACAGGCGTCGGCGTTCACCGCCTCGACCACGTTCCGACTGCTCACGCCTCGCTGGTACGTGCTCAACGCCGTAACGGCGTCGGGCACTACTACGGCCAACCTGTTCAAGTTCTACGACTTCGCCCTGAACACCTGGACCGCCGCCGAGACGGGCGCCACCGACGGCGTCGCTCCAGCGGCAGTGATCGGCACCGACTCGAAGCTGATCGCGACACCGTCGTGGCAGGGCGAGGGTTATGCCGCATTCGCCACCGGCACGGCCACGGCAGGCGGTGCGTCGACGCTGACGAACTCGGCGAAGACGTGGACGACGAACCAGTGGGCGAACTCGCAGGTCCGCATCGTGTCGGGCACCGGCGCCGGGCAGATCCGCACCATCGCCAGCAACACCGGCACGGTGCTGACCACCTCGGCGGCATGGACGACGAACCCCGACGCCACCTCGGTCTACTCGATCGAGGGCAACGACGACTTCATCTACTACATGGGCTCGGCGGCGGTCACCCTGTACAGGTACTCAATCAGCGCCGGGACCTGGACGACGCTGTCGCCGACCGCTGCCCGTGCCGCTGCCCCGGCAGTCGGGATGAGTGGGCACTGGGTATGGGACGCCACTGACGCAGCGTGGATAAACGAGTCTGCCATCCTGAACGGGCGGTACATCTACAGCTTCCGTGGCGGCGCTGGTGCCGTGCTCGACCGCTACGACATCGCGCTGAACACCTGGGGCAGCGGCCTGACGTACGCCCCGGCGACCGAGGTGTTCGGTGCTGGCTCGAAGTACGTCTATCGCGACAACGCCATCTACGTGCAGAAGGATGCGACGGGCAGGTGGTTCCGCTACAACGTCGTCACCAGCGAGCAGGACGGCTGGTCGACGATGACGTACACCCAGGGCTCAGCCATCGCCGGCGACACAAGCTTCGACGTCCGCTACACCGACGGCGCCACCGAGATCGACTATGTGTACATCGTGCTGAACACGTCCACCGTCATGCTCCGGGCGATGGTGATCTGATGACCGTCGACGACCTGATCCGCCAGGCCCGTACGTGGGTCGCTCGTCAGACGGTGCTACGTGCCGAAGCGGAGCGCCTCGGCGACACGGCCGCCATCGCCGCAGCCGACGCAGAGATCGCCACCACCGAGGACACCATCGCCACGCTCGAGGCGCTCTAGCCCGAGAGGAGCGGCCGTGCTGCTCACACTGCTGCAGTCCACCGGGACCATCCCGCCAGAGCCGCCGCAAGACGATCCCGGCAGCGGCAGCAGGACGTTCGTCGGCCTGCCAGTCAAACCCCTCCGTCGCACCGTCGACGAAGAACTTGAGGCGATCCTCGCCTCGCTCCTACTGCTCACCTGAGGAGGTGCTCACATGATGATCGACGAACGCGGCACTGGCCGCCAGATCCGCCACT